GCGAAGCGCGCCAGGTCACAGGCCAGGGCCGTCACCAGCGCCGGCACCGGCGACAGCGGCAGCGCGTAGCGGCCGCGCAGATAGCCGTCGATCAGCGCGGTGGCGTCGGCCAGCGCCGGGGCCAGGGCATCGCCCTCCTCGCGGTAGGCGAGGTCGGCGATTTCCTGGGCGCCGAAGCGCTTCTCCATGTCGGCCTGGGTGGCGTAGGTGGTCACATCAAGGGCCCTTCATGGCGTGGTGAGAGGCCTCCCAAACAGCATCGCGCTCGGCCGCCGACACCTCGCGCCCCACGACGGCCGCCAGCGCACGGGCGTCGGGCCGACCATCCTTCGTCCAGTGGTCCGGATTGCCCGGCTCCAACTGCCCGATGGCGGCCAGCAGGTCGGTGGCACCGTCGGTGGCGGTGGCGGGATCGGTGGTGTCGGTGGCGGGGGGCTCGACGACCGGGGTGTGGCTCCGCAGCCGCCCTTGCGCCATCAGCGGCGCGGCCAGGGCCGGGTCCATGGTCAGGGTTTCGCCTTCGTGGTACAGGCGACCGCCCACCCGAACCGCCATGTCAGAGGACACCATGTACTGGCTCATGGCACCCTCCCTTAAGCGGCCGCGTTTTCGAAGAAGTAGCCCAGGGCCGAGGCCGTGATGAGCTCCACCACGCTCTCACCGGCGCGGACCACCTCGCCGCCGCGCAGGCCGACATTGCGATCGTGCCAGGAGCCGGCAAGGCGCCCGCCGAGCTGCGGGGTCATCCCGAACGTCGCCCCCTGGCGGGTGTCGGCGGTCTTGTTCCGGTGCAGCAGGGCCAGGTGCTTGCCCCAGACCCGCTGCATGTTGGCGGGCTGCCCACGGCGCGCGGTGTTCACCCACCCCCGACCGACAAGCACCTCCTCGAGCTCGAACACCTCGGCCACCTGCTGTCGCGAGGCCATGCCGGCGTCCCCGCTGTTGCCCTGGACCGCCTTGACGATCTGGGGATGCTGGCGCAGCACCGTCCACGCCGCCTGGCCGATGACCAGGATGTTCGGCCGCATGATCGGCTTATCCAGGGCCTCGGCGATCACCGTGAGCGGGCTCGAGTTGTCGAAGTCGGAGAACTGATCGGTGCCGGCCAGGGTCTCCTTGTAGCCGGCCGGATAGGTGGTGGCGCTGAAGACCAGGTTCGCCGCCCGGACCTCGCGGTCCAGTTCGATCAGATTGCTGATACCCTCCACCGCGCGCCCCTTCGGGTTGTACCCGGGCGGCGCGTTGGTGATGTCGTCCTGGGGGATCACGTCCTCCAGGCCGTAGTCCTGGCAGGCGGCCGTCGCCTCGGTAGCCCCGAACTCCACCTGGTTCACCTGCCCCTTGCGACCGACCAGGGTGTCGGGAACGGTGAAGTCTTCGGCCAGGTTGTGAACCAGATACTTGAACTCGCGGCGGCCAACGGGCACCCGGGGCAGGACCTGATCGGCGATCATCTCCCCGTTGCGGTAGGCCATGGCGATCGCGGTCAGCGCCGGATTGCTTTCAAAGGGGCGGGCAGTGGCGGTGCTCATCAGACGGTCTCCCCGGTGAGGGTGTGCTTGGCGATGTGGACCAGGCCGATGTCGCCGTCGGCGCCGGCAACCATGGCCTGCCCGATGATCGACGCATAAGCACCGGCGCCCGGCGCGGCCGCCACGGCCTTGCCGTCGTCGTCGGCGGTCAACCAGTCGCCCTCGGCGACGTTGCCCCCGTACTCGACGTCGGCGAGGTCGGAGAGGACCACGTCCGCCACGTCGCCGGCGTTGGCGGCGCCCAGGTCCGACACCCCGATCAGGGCATCGGTCGCGGCGGTGGCCTGAACCACCTCACCGCTGGCGAGCGTCACGATGCGGCGCGGCGCCACGGCGGCGCCGACCTTGTAGGACTTGATCAGGCCCGGGTTACTCACTGGTTCATCTCCTTGACGATGTGGCCGACCGCCTGGGTCACGGTGATGTCGAGCCCGGCCCGGCGCTGCTCCTCCTGGAAGGCGATGGCCCGGCGGGAAATGTCCTCGGCCCGGGCCTGCGCCGGCTCGCTGCCGTCGGGGGCGGCCAGCTCGGCGAACTCGACCCGTTTGGGCAGGCGGCCGAGCACGTCCTCCTTGAAGACGGTCAGCGGATCGCGCCCCTCGCCCTCGCCGAAATCAACGCTGGCCCCGTCGATGGCCTCCATGAAGGCGGCCAGAGTCTCCTTGGCGCAGGGCAGCGGCCGCCCGTCGGCGACCAGGCCATCCAGGAAGGCGGCGTTGTCGGCCCGCCGCGCCGCACGCTCGCGCTCGGCGAACTGGGCCTCGCGCTGTTTCAGGTCTCTCTCGCGGGCCTCCAGGGCGGCGGCCGGGTCCTGGGTGTCGGCGGCAGCGGGCGCCGAAGGGGTGGGCGTGGTCACGGCGGTTTTCTCCTGGGGTTCGGTGAAGTTGGGGGTGGCCGCCTCGGCCTCTTCCTGCAGGCGCGTCGCGGCCTCGCTGATCTCGTCGATCTGCCAGCGGCTGGCCACATCGTCGCCGGCGGCGGCATCGCCGCTGTCGGCGATCTCCTGATCGCGCAGCCGGCTGAAGGCGTTGGCGATGGCACGCAGGGCCCAGGCCAGGCTTCGCTTGGTGGAGGCTTCGTCGGCGGCGGCGAACTCGACGGTCACCACCTCCGTGTCCTCGCTCAACTCGACTGGCGCCATGCCCTTCACGGCCGGTGGCTGCGCACCGAGAAAGCCGATGTGGCGCAGGTGGTAGCGCCCAGGCGTCGGGTTCGACGGGCTGGAAGGGGGGTAGAAGCTGGCCGAAACCTTCTTGAAGCGCCCGGTGCGCACCATCTCGGCGAAGGTGGGCTCCAACTGGTCGATGGTCGCTTTCAGGCCACGCCCGTCACGGCGCAGGGCCTTGACCCAGCCGTAGGCCGGATCGTTGCTGCGAGGATGACCAACCACCACCGGCGCCTCGTGCACCGCCGGATCGTAGCCGGCCACGATGGCGTCCAGGTCGGCGGCGCTGAAGCTCAGGGTCTCTCCGCTCATGGCCCTGTGGCGGCCGGGGCGGAAGATTTCGATCTCGGGCACGGCGGAACCTCGCGTCGGAACAACGTCGAGGAACACCCTAGAGGGCGGTGCCGGATCGGGGAGGGCTGACATTTGTCAGTCCACCCCCTGCGTGTGGGGAGCGCCCCCACCATAGCGCCACCGGCCGGGGTCGTCCAGGAAGGGCGACGCGGGCCCGTGGTGCGCTGTAGATCAGTCAGGCCCCATCCCTCGTAAAGGGGGCCTCCCGGGCCTCTCACAGCCTCTTACGGCCTCTCAATCGGGCCATCGACGGCCCGACCGGTCGGTCGGCCGGGAAACGGCGCCGTTGAAGGGGGATTGAAGGGGGCAGGAGAGAAGAAGCTGGCGATCAGCAGGAGATGGTGCGGGACGCGGCTTCGGCGTCCTGGAGCGATCTTGATCCGTCGGGAGGGCGGGCGTATTCTGAAGGGGAAAAGCGATGGTCGCGGACGGGCGCGTTAACCATCGCTGGCAAGCCTAGGCTCCCGATCGGCCGGGCTCCCACCATCAGCGTGATCGACTGTACAGCAGCTGCCCAGCCCGCACGCGGTTGAGGTAGCCGGTGCCGCGCGCCGTCAGAAAAGTCCAAGCCTCCATCCGGCCACGCACACCATTGGCCACCAGGATGAGGCGACCAGCGGCGCCCAGGTCGACCGCCTGCACCAGTCGGCGACGCAACGCCACCCGCCCCGTCAGGCGGTGACGCTCCCAGGATAACCAGATTTCCTCGGGGTCCTCGAGCAGCTGAGGCAACAGGGGCGCCAGCGGAGCCCGGTGCACCTGCAGGTGAGCACCCAGAACCTCGGCTGAAACATGGACCGCCGAGCCGTCCGGGGTCCGAAAAGTGCGCTCCTCGCCGCCGATCACCGCGCGCACCGCATCTACTACCTGGTCCCGAGTATCCACCGGCTGACCCAGCGGTCGCCCAGGCCGGACGGGCAACTCGCGCGGTAGGCCGAGGCTATCCCAGGTTTCGCCCCCGATGCGCTCCCACTCGGCCTCTGGGGCAGCCCGAAAGTCAGCCATCACTTGGTCGTCCACATTCCGCCCCCAGGCGGCCTCACCGACGTTGTATCCCCAGCCGGTGTCGATCCCCTTTGGCGTGGGCCAAGTGGCGGTGGTGCCATCGGCCCGCCGGACGGGCCGGTCTTCCATCGTCACCTTCGGCGCCTGGTCGGACGGCGTCGGGGTGTAGCCATAGCGCGCCAGCTGGCGTTCGGTCAGCACCTGGATGGTGCACCGACACTGCCAGCCGTTCGGCGGATAGTGTGTCGCCCAGAAGGGGTGATCGGCGGGCAAGATGATGCCGTGCCACTCCTTGTGCTGCGGCCGCGTCCGACTGTCCAGGACCGCCTGGTAGCGCAGGTAAAGGACCCGCCCGCGCTTGCGCTCCCGCGCGGTGGCGGTGTTGATCTGCTGCCACTTTCCGGCGGCCCGGGCGGTCCTCATGTTGGTGTCGTAGATGACCCGCGACCTCCAGCCCCGGGCGCCGTTGTAGGTCCAGCCGTGGCGGGCCACGATGCGATCAAAGTCCCGGCGGAAGTCGGCCAGCGTGGTCCCTTCATCCAGCGCTTTCTGGAGGGCGCCCCTGAAGTCGGTCAGCAGATCCTCCTTCATGGCGCCCGCGATCACGAAGGCGCGGGCGTGCATGCCCTCCTTCAGGTCGGTCCAGGTCGCGGTGGGGAGGTTGACCTTCTGGCGCAGGTAGTCCTGGGCCTCCTTGAACGGCAGCGGCGTCAGCGGGTCGGGCTCAGCCATGGCCGACCTCGGCCCGGCCCGACAGGTCGGCCACCGTCGCGGCCCGAGCGATCAGGTCGGCCAGATCGTCCAGCGCCAAGTCAGGGTAGGCGCGCTCGATGCGCGCCATGGCATCGGGGATGCTGTCGGCGTCATCGATGGCCTGGCGGATGGTGTCGATCATCGCGTCCATTGCCGCCCCGGCCGCCGCTTCGAGCTGGCCCACCAGCGCGTCGACGTCGTCGCCGATGTCCTGCTGCTCGGCGAAGGCCGGCTGTGGCGCCCGGGCCTCCTCCGTGGGAGGCTGTTGAGCTTCCGCCCGGCGCTCGAATCCCTCGCCGTAGGTTTCGTCGATGTACTCCTGGGTGGGCTGGTAGCCCATGTCGTAGATGGTCCTGTCGCGCTCGGCCCGCGTCTTGAGGTCTTCCGGCTCAGCCACGTCCCGCCACACCCAGGGCTTGGCCGCGCCGGGGAAATTCCAGTCGACCAGCCAGCGGATCACCTGGTCGGTGAAGCTCTCGCAGATCAGGTCGGCATCAGCCTTCACCACCTCCAGCTTCACATCCTGGTGGACCTGGGCCTGCGACAGGCTGGACCCGTCGTCCGTGGTCATGGTCTGCGACAGGATGATCTTGCTGATGGCCCCATCCAGCAGCCGGTAGAATTCGGCGTAATCGCCACCGGACTGCCGGGTCGCCTCCAGCAGCTCGACGAGGGTGCCTTCCGACACCACCAACGATGAGTCCTGGGTGATCGCCCGCAGCGCCTCCAGCAGGTTGCGCCGTTCCTCCGTGCTGGCACTGCTCGGCAAAGTCCCCTTTGCGGTTGGGCTGGCGAATTTCTCCAGGTAGATCGACCAGAACTTGACGCCATTGCGCTTCAGCCAGACCGGCCAGTAGAGGTAATGGGCCAGGCCGCGCCCATAGGGATCGTCGTCGTCCTCGCCGCCGGAACTGAAGGTCCAGAACTTGCGGGGCGGCATGACCAAGCCCTCGGGATGATCCTTCGCCAGCAGCCGCAGAGTGCCGTCCGCACCGAACCTGAAGCGGGCCGTGCGCCGCACCTTGAGGGCATCCAGCACGATCTGCCCGGCGCTCGGCGCCCACAGGCACTCGGCCACGCCGTAGCCGTAGAAGACACCGTTCAGCATCTTCTTGGTCACGTTGTCGAAGCGGATCGCCTTCAGCTGATCCTCGACGAACGCGGCCGCCTTCCTGTCGTCACGGCGCGGGCCGCCCGGCTCGACCGTCCACTCCCGCGACACCAGGGCGTTGACGCGCTGTTGCCAGCAACTGTGGACTTGATCATCACGCTTCAGGCGCTCGTAGATGGCCAGGTCACCGCGCCCCCGGGTACGCAGGATTTCATCGCGAGGCTGGCGTAACTCAGCGACCCAGCTGGCGGTGATGTCTTCCCCGTCGGCACTGGCAACGGCGATTTCCTGGAAGTCCGGTTGGGGGGTGTTTTCGGCCATCACATGAACCCTTCAAAGCCGCCGCCGGCCGGGCCCAGCGGATCGGTGTCATAGACCTCAAGGCCCGCGCGCAGATCTCCGGCAGTGGTGACCTCGATGGGGCCTGTGCCGTTCGAAGCCGCCTCGATTGCCAGCGCCAGGGCCCAGAAGTGGTCGGCGTGGCCGTCCGGGGTCCGCTCGGCGGCAAAGCGGATATTCCCGGCGACGGTCAC